CCAGCACGATGTCCTAGGATGTCCCTACCCTGTCGTTCAACTAGCTTGTCGGCCAGTCTTTGGGATATCCTACTGACATTACCATTAGGATAAACAGCGTAGTACCGCATGGATGTCATGTTCTATCCTCCAAAAAACTCACCAAATTCTCCCATACTTTGTAACCCATATCCCGTAACTTTGAGACATCAGGATCAACAACAAAAACCTCTATATCGTTATGCCCCCCGGATACCAGATTGGCGGCTGGGATCGCATCCATGAAGGCTACGGCCTTAGTTCTATCCGTGAACACGGCCACTATTCGATAGTCAATTCCATCACCTATAGATACGGCATATACACGGTTCATCGTCTTACCCCCTTATCATTCTAGCGATCTGAGTACCGTCTGAAAGTAGGTCTACCGTCATGGTACGCCACCCAGTCTCGACTAGCAGTTCCCACTCTCTGCTATAGTATTCAACGTATATGGTTTCGTATTGTACTCCCATTGTCCTACCCTCTAAGAACGGCCTTTGAACATGCCGAATACTCATAGCGTAGTGAATCCTCCGCTTGACTACAATGCCCCATGTGGTCCCCGGATAGAGTAGACTGCCAGTACTTACAGTCTATGCAACATAGAATGACTGGAACGTCTGCACGTATCGCGTGTCTTTCACCACTATCGGTTCTTTCCATTGTCCTACCCCCTATTCCAGCCGCTCTGTATAGTTGACACGAGCCGGTGCATTGGCCCTCTGTTGGTGTCGTTCATTACCTAAGGCAAAAAACAAGCATAACTCATAGTCTTCATCGGGACATCCTTCAATCCAGTAGTTACAGAGGAAACAGTTGGTATTGTCTTTCATATCCTACCCCTTCCTATACTGTTTGCATGCCGCTTCCTCTAGGGTTACAGTACACTCATCGGACATTGCTCCCCGGATAATACAGATGCATGGGTTCTGGTCCTTGTCGCAATAGCCGCAAGTTCCACAGCATTTGATTGTCTTTGTCGTTTCCATACCCAAAGTATACAACATACCAAAGCCGATTGCAATACCCCAAACACGATATTGAAAGATTTTTTTTGGATAGGACAAAGGCCGACATAAGGCCGGTACGGGATAGACCTAGGCGATACTACTACGGGCCATAGTAGATAAGGGATATGCTTATATCCTACTAATCTACTAGGGATTGTATTAGTGTTATGGGACAAGGAATGAATGCGAGTTGGGGGTACGATTGATAGCCCCCTCGACCGATCGTCGATCCTAGAGCCAGCTAGAGGCCTTCCTGGTGCGTCCTATAACTTGGAATGCCGGGTTATCGGCCCAATAGGGGCTGTTTAGGGCATATAACAAGGCATGAATGAAACATAATACTTCTTCTAGGACCTGCCTAGACTTACAGGACATAGGGGGTAGGTGGTGCTCAAGCTATATTGAGGAGAGAGGGGTGGTATATCGTTCCCGACCGGACCCATAACTTTGAAATCTTTTGACATATTTATTGTGAATTGTTGCACAATATAAACACGGGTATTTGCTCAATAACGCGGGTAGGCCCCTGGTACCCTAAAAATGACGGTACCTAGGCTATGTAGAAAAAATTTTATATTTTTTACTTGAAAATGGTGAACTTGTGTGGTACAATTAGCGTATAGATAATATGTCCACGCTCTGGAATCTGAAGCCATCTCGCCAACGTGGGGCTTATACTTGGATGACCCCGAAGAGGGTATACAATTCTGACCTACCAGTCAGTCTTGGATGACCCATAAGGGTTGATTCGCCAAATACAAGTCGAGACGGTTAGAGTGAGGTAACTCACTTTTAATCGGGATAACACAAGGGTAGCCAATTGCAGGATGTTTCTGCGGGGTTGTCCTCGAAACGTAAGTAAAAGTAGTATCGGGTTTCTTTGGGAAACCCTCTCTTAAACTGTAAATCCGGGAAACAATACAAGCCTTATACTTGTATTAGAGATCCAAGGAAAGCAGAAAAGAGAGGCTTTGTAGCCAGAGAAAAGATGAAAGGAAGGTACATGTCGGACTTCAATTGTGTCCTAGGGTATTGCAAATCCTGTCATATTTGGGTTCCCACGGAGTTTCTAAAGCTGGACCCAGAGCCAAAAGTATTGTCGGGTAAGGAAACACCCAAAGGATTGTGCGTCAGATGCCGGAGGCACAAAACTGATAAAACCATCCCACGCCTGAGTTTCCATGAAAAAAGCCAGATTAGGGGGTGGAACCACCGACTAGAGTACCTCATTGAATCTCCCGATAACAGTGTTTGCTTACGAGAATGGAAAGATCGTATCCACGACATCCTATTGGGTCGTGTAGAATAAGCAATGAGACCCCGAGATAAGCTGCTGCGGCACGCCGGGGGTCTCTACGGGACGGTAGCTCAATTGGTAGAGCACGACCGAAAGGCTCGCAGATGTGGGTTCGAGTCCCACCCAGTCCTATATGTTACCCCAGAATGCACAGCATAGACTGGAACAACTTGGATACAAGCCAGACGGGCTGACCCTAAGGGAAGCCGTACGCTTCATCCAGGTAACAGAGGGGTTCGACCCCTGTTTTGGGCACTGGGGTCCCAATCATCTATGCAACCATCTTGAGTGTTCCTGGAGACGACAGTGTATGCAAGTCGTTCCTAGTATGGAGTTTACTGTCAATGCTGGACAGAATACCCCTCCAAGGGGATGAGGAATATGATGTTTTCAGTAAAAAATGGCGTAAGTATTTCAAATACCTTCACCGACCTGGAGCCTGTAAATGGGCGAAGAACAAATACCGACGGAGAGTACGACGCTCCCAGAGGCGGGAACTGGCAAAAGAGGCCGAGGACGGCCCAAGGGGTCCAAAGACCTGAAACCCAGGTTTAGGGCTAGACCCGAGAAACTGGCCATAGAGAAGGCCGTAAAGAAACTCCCCCAGAAGGCTATTGTTCCCGTCCGCAAGCTGAAAGATGCTACCGTGTTACTACCGGTAGTCCAGAACCTGGCCTCAGCCGGGTGTACTGCCGGGGAGATAGGGATCATCCTGGGGGCAGGAGCCGGGGATAAACAGGCCGCTAGGGTCCTGGCAAAGCTCCGAAGCGATTCTCCAGCCTTTGATCTGGCCTGGAAGAACGGGGTACGGGCCGCGGATGTCCAGTTGGTAGGCAAGATGTACGAGACCGCCATGGGCTACCAGTATGACGAGACGACCCTCGAAGAGATCCCGGTACAGGGGGAGATGGTCGTTAAGCGTAAGGTTGTCCGAAAGTACGAGAAACCCTCCATCGAGGCCCTGATGTTCCTGATCCAAAACCGGATGAAGGAGGAGTTCCGTAACACCCAACACATTGATGTAAACAAGAAGTCCGTGGATATTACCGCGGAACTTACAACCAAACAGATGGCCGACATCAGCGGCAAGCTGATGGAACACCTGATAGAAAACAGGAAAAGGATTGAGTCTGTAGCTAAAAATGTCGAATCTTGCGACAAAACTTGTGACCCCGGAACAGTTCCTCCAGGCGATCCCTCGGGACAAACTGGAGAATCTGGAATGGCGGAAGACCCTGCACGAATATCTGGCGAAGGACAAAGCAGCCCAGACGTTGTTCCTGGACTTTTGCCGTAGCAAACCCCAGATAATGTTCTGTGCATGTCTCTGGACGTATAACCCGAAACTAGGGGTGGGTCTGAGGAACCAGCCGTTTATTCTACGTCCGGCCCAGGCCGAGTTGATTGACGGTCTTTGTTCTGCCTTGACTGTTGGTGAGGACCGTCTGGTAGACAAGAGTAGGGACGAAGGGGCTACGGAGCTAATATGCAAACTGTACGCCGCATGGGCTATGTTAAACCCCGAGACTGCCTTTCTTGTTGGGAGCAGAAAGGAAGAATACGTGGATGCTGCTACACAAATCGTGGGAAATCGTGTTGTAGGATCACACAAAACTCTCTTCCACAAGATCCTTTACACATGGGCCACTTGTCCGATTTGGATGAGGCCCATGATAAACAAGAGCCATATGCACATCGAACTACTCGATGTCGCGTCCACTATTGATGGAGAAGCCACAAATGAGAACTTCGGGGCCGGAGACCGACGTACTGGGGTACTACTGGATGAATTCGGGGCAAACGATCCCGTTGTGGCAACCCACATCAGAAATCGTGTGGCAGACGTATCGGACTCCGTATTCTACGTTTCAACCCACTACTATGGCATCGGACACCCTTTTGGTAAACTCCGATTCTCGGGTAAGGTAAAGGTTCTTACTCTTCCCTGGTACAAGAATCCTGAAAAGAACAAAGGTCTTTATAGGAGTCCCGACCTCAATGTCATCGAAATCCACGACCCCAAGTACTACAAAGAGGTTCACCCTGAACTTGGGGACCTTCCTTCTGTGTTCAAGTTGTCAGACCTGGAAGTGTCCTTGCTCGGCATACAAACGACTGCTACATTTGTACCGGATGGACTCGGAAAGTGGCGATCCCCATGGTACGACCGTGAGTGTTCCCGACGAGATGCCCGGGACGTAGCCCAGAACATAGACATGAACCCCAGTGGTTCCGGGGATATGTTCTACGATCCCATGATCCTACAGCGGATACGGGCGGATCAGATCAAACCCCCGGTTTCCCAGGGAGAAATTCATTATACCATTCGTCATGATAAGATCATGTCCCCTAGTCTTAGACCCATAGGAGGCGACCGTGCTCCATTCCGATGGTGGGGAGAACTCAATAGGAACCGACCGATACAGTCCCACACCTACGTCGTGGGATGCGATATATCCCTCGGAACAGGACAATCAAACTCGGTGGCCTCGGTTATTGATTGCAACGAGCAAAAAGAAGTTGGTAAATATGTTACGTCGAGTCGATCACCTGAAGAGTTCTGTGATGATGTCATGGCTCTGTGCAGTTGGGTGGGTGGACAAACACACGTACCGTTCCTCATCTGGGAGGCGAACGGACCTGGTGGTATTTTCGATCAACGACGGAGAAAACACGGTTACTACTCAGTCTACATGGATACCATCACGCGATCTCGTAAGGACAAGAGAACGAAGAAACCCGGCTGGTATTCAAATAGGGCCGCGAAATATGATCTACTTCTCGAACTTCGTACCGCCCTTGCGGAAGGTATTAGGAACTCCGAGAAGGCACTTGCGGTCCAGATCTATGACGAGAAAACGCTCTCGGAGCTAGAAGACTTTATCTTTTATGAGAACGGGGATGTAGGACTTACCGCCAGTCTTGAAGAGACTGCCGGGGCAGCAGCGGCCCACGGTGACCGGGTTATCGCCCTGGCTCTAGCTGTTCGGGCTATGCGGTATCAACCCAAAGGCTCTGGCAAGGCCCCGGGATTCGATACTTTGGAGAATCTTAAGTCAGCAGCATCACGACTTGAGTACTATAAGAAACAAGACAAAGAGGCAAGGAGGTCTTCTCCGTGGATAGCATAAAAGAGACCATCAAGAAAGACAAACCGGCATTTATTCCATTTGTCACCCGCTTGCAACGTGGGGTAACCCAGTGGTTGGCTTACTCCAAGGATATGCGAGAAGCTAGAGTTCAGATGCTTCGGCACTATGCTAATTCCTGGTATAGTGGTGGAACTTCTCACATTCAGATGCCGATCAATCTCATTGACCGGGGCGTGTCTATCCTTACCCCGTTCCTGGTGTCCCAGAACCCCAAGGTCCTGGTACAACCCAAGGCGGGTATCAACAACCCAAATCTACACCCCTTTGCCTATACTCTGGAACTGGCCCTTAACCACTTATTGTCCGAGATCGACCTAGCCAATGAGACATTACGGCCCGTCATTGTTGATAGTTTCTTTGGGATGGGTATTACCAAGACCGGGGTTATGCACGCCTATGACGTAGAACTGGGTGGAGACAAGGCCGCGGTTGGCCAACCTTACTGCAATCGTATCGACTTCGACGACTATATCAGTGATATAGCCGCGAGAGTTCGATCTGAGCAGAAGTTCGAGGGGCACAAGTACCGGCTACCAATAAAGTACATTGCGGAGTCCGGCTTGTTCAAGAACTGGGAAAGCCTTCAACCCGATCTGAATATCCTTGGAGACCGTACTTCCCCGGAAATTGTGTCCCGGAATGATAAACTTTCTTACGAGTACAGAGAACTGCATCCTACAGTACAACTTATTGACCTATACATCCCAGAGGAAAACATAGTAGTTACCATAGCCCCAGAAGGTTGCGGAGACAAGATTCTCCGAACCATAGAGTGGGAAGGCCCAGAGGGCGGACCCTTTGACGTCCTTGGCTACAAGTGGTTCCCTGGGTCTACCATTCCCGTTCCTCCAGCCTTCATATGGCTGGACTCAAACAAACTAGTCAACAACATGATCGCTAAGATGCGAGACATGGTGGAACGAGAAAAGACCATAGGAGTGTTCGATCTTACCAACGAGGATGATGCCCGTATCATACAAGAGGCCGGACACGGCGACTTGGTAGGGCTAAAAGGCGGGGGAGCCGACTCCGTTAAGGAAGTAACATTCGGTGGATTCAATGCCCAATCTTTTCCGTTCCTTCAGTTCATGCTTCAGCAATGGGCTAAGTCTGGACCTAACCTGGACATCACCGGAGGAACCCAAACTATGGCAAGTACTTTGGGACAGGAGCAGATGCTTCAGAACAATGCCCTCCGTGAAGTCGATGATATGCAAAACCAATGCTACATGTTCACAACCAGCATTGTGAAGAAACTGGCCTGGTTCCTGTGGACCGATCCCCTGAAGGTCATTCCGGTAATCAAACGACTTGGGTCTATGGAATTGCCCGTCGAGTACTCCGAGTCTGTTAAGGAGGGAGACTTCCTAGATTACTCGTTTGACGTGGTACCCTATTCCATGAGCCGACTTAACCCGGATCTTCGGTATCAGAGGATGCTACAACTGATCTCCCAGATTATCATGCCGATGATCCCGATTGCCCAACAGCAGGGAAGTATGCCGGATGTAGATGAACTGGTGGCCGAGGCTGGACGGTATCTGAACGTGGATACCTCACGGTTCTGGAAACCTGGACTTCCTCCTCCCGAGGCCCCGCAACCCTACGGTCCTGAGCAGGGTACCGTGGGAGGCCCGGGGATGGCAGATAACCGATTCGGGGGCGGTAAAGTGGAGTCCTCCAGACAGGCAGACTTGATGCAGCAACAGACCCGCAATGGGGGGTTGTTTGAGAAGACATCAAACGAAGGAGCAAAACGATGAAGAAGATCGCAGCACTTAGGTTTGTGATCCTATCGGTAATCGGGATTGGTTTACTACTGGCAATATCTTTTAACCCTATTTGGCCTACCCAACAGACTGTGGTAGTAGGCGAGGCCCAGTTTAATGCTACGACTATTGAACAAAGTACGGTCCTCGTTCACATAGGTAATGAGGGCGAAGGTTCTGGAGTTATTATCAGTCCTCACATGATTCTAACAGCCAAACATTGTGTGGCTGAGTATATGACGGTGGTCTTGTTTGACGGTACTGAGTTGACTGTAAAGGAAGTGTTTGTCTTTGACGACCGGGATGTGGCAGTTCTGTTCGTAGATGAGAATCTTCCCCGATGTGTTAAAGCGGGCAAGACCCCACAGGCCCTTATGCCAACATGGATATATGCTCGTTTGGTAGAGGAACCAGAGGGGACCCTGATATTCGGGTGGACACGGGGTATAGTGTCAGTAGTCACACCCGAAGATCGCTATATTATCCTGGACCAGGCTATCTATCCTGGGATGAGTGGTGGAGGCGTTTATAACCGAGATGGGGAACTGGTTGGTCTTGTCGTGGCCATGTGGATGGGTCCCGGACATATCTCACTGATCGAACCTATTGAACCAGTCATTGACAGGATGGTAGAGTTGGGGTTGGGGAAGTAACATGCCTCTTCGATCTGGATCGTCCAAAGCCGTGATAAGTGAAAACATTGCCACAGAAATACGGTATGGAAAACCCCGTAGACAGGCAATCGCCGTCGCTTTTAGTAAGGCAGGGAAGTCTCGTAAACAGAAAGTGCGGTATCCACGTGACTAAACAGGTACCTCCTATTGGTAGTGTGGTCGTAGTTACCTGGCATGATGCACAAACATTGGCAAGTTGGACACCCCAAAACGAGTTCGTGGAACGAGAGTTACCAGAAGTCAAGACAGTAGGTGTGGTGGCCGGGTCTGCAAAGGGCCACATCGCCATAGCCCAGAGTATAGCGGATGATGATTGTGATGGTATTCGGATACCCCTGGGATGGATTGATAGTATCAAAGTATTAAAAAGACCCAAGAAAGGGAAATGATGCGATGGGTGTTACTGACAGTCTTTATAATCAAGATGACGGAACTGGGGATAGAGAACCTCCGCCTGCTACTGTTCGTGAATGGACATCCAATGGTTGCGAGTATCCTAGCGACACTCGACGTTGGTCTGTCCCTCTTGGCTTTGAAGTATATCGTAGAGAATCTGACTCAATGGAAGGTATACGTCGCGTACGCCCTTGGCTATGGAGCGGGCACTTACGTGGGGTCGGTACTTTACTCTAGTTTGTGTGGAGGTTAAGGATGAGTGCAGTAGCTAGGATGCGATTACTGTGTGAGGTTCTCGGACTTGGGGAGGACAAGAAGTTCGCGGCCCTATTTGAGGACTCCTCGGTTCCCACCAATGCTAACGGCCCCAGTTACATCATTCCAGCGGTAACTACTCCCGTGGCCGTGGAACGAGGGGGCATAGGGGACATCAATACTCGGGTCGTCGTGGTGGCCTGCGTGACCGGTACAATGTGGGCATCACCTTATTCCTCGGCCAACGTGACGGCCATGTGCTACCTGTCTACCGGGGCGTTCAATATGTATACCTACGCCTCTGGGGTGACCGCGATTCCATGGATTCAGGCTATGAACACGACAAGTGGATATGAAGTGTGGTCTGTTGGAGTGGCTAGCTAATGCCTTTATTCACGTACACATGCCCTAACTGTAAAGAAACATTCGACGAAACTAGACGTATCGCCGAACGCAACGATCCGGCGAACTGTCCCAAGTGTGGGCTGTTTGCCCCTAGAGACTCAGGAGCCGAAATTCGAGGTACCCATGTTTCCTCGGGCACCGCGGTATGGCTTAGCGAAGCTATGGGATGCCAGCCTGAGGAAGTACCTGAGTTCAGAAAAGCGTTCCCTGGGTCGGAGTATACCGACGATGGCCGTTTGGTCTGCCGGGGTTTGAAGCACCGTGACGCAGAAATAAAGCGTCGTGGTTATGTGGATTACAAGTAAGGAAACAATATGGCTGACGAAAAAGAAGAAGTGGTTGGGCAAGAGGCTGAGGCGGCAGAGGTAGTTAAAGAGGTACTTAACGCCGAACCTGATAAGGTAGCAAGTACAGAAGAGACGGCAGAAGCTGTAGAAATCCCGACATATTTGGCAGAAGCTGGAAGGGCTGCGGGCCTTGATGAGGCCACTATCGCGGATCTTGCAGCCAATGACGTAGATAGACTGAAAGACCTGGGTATGGCCTACCTGTCTTCCAAGTTTCGTACAGATAGTACGAAGAAGGCTGAACAGGTAGTCTCGGAAGAAGTTCCTCCTCCCGAGTCTATTAGTCATGTATCTGTTGAACTTCCGCATAATGCAGACGCACCGACAAAGCAACTCATTCAGTCTCTGGTTGAGACTCAGAATAAGTTGATTGATGCGTTCAACGGAAATCAACAGAAGGTGTTTGAGTTGGAGCAGCGAACGGCAGTGCGAGATACGCAAGGACAAGCTGAGTTCGAGGCTCGCGTAGATGGGTTTTTTGACAAGAAGACTAACGAGGTTCCTAGTTTGGGTCTGAGTCACTCATTGACTCCTCAGCAGGAAAAAGTCAGAAAGCAGGTATACCAACTTGCTAGTGTGATCGA